CGCAGGCGATGCAGCGCGGCTTGCATACGTGCCACGGGTCACAGTGATTCCACCACCACCACCGCCACCCGTTGCAGGGGGAGCGTAAAACTGACCGGTCAGCAAAGGCATTGTCTAGCGTTCCCAGGTGAGCTTTGCTGTGGCAGCTGCTGTCCCTGCGTCCAGCTTTGCAGCGACATACAAAGCGCCACCGCTGCAGACAAATGGCAGACCGTTCAAGCTGCCAGCGCAGCCACCAGCGCCCAGCGTTGCTCCACTGATAATGTCTGCAGTGATTTCATCTGTGATCGGTTCATCGCGGTTGGCATCGCGGGCCAGGTACCAAGTAACCTGCGTTGCACCACCAGCGATGGAGGTTAGCGCCAGCTCCGCCAAGCCAAGCCGGATCTGGTCTGCCACGTTTCGCGCGCCACTCGGCACACCGTTCAACGTCAAGACTGCGTAACTGGTGCTCAGTGGCACAGCTGCTGATTCGCTAAATCCTCGATCGCTCATGCGGTCCTTCCCATGATCATGAAGTCAAAGCTGATCGTGCCAGATTGCGAGCCGATCTGAATCACATCAGAGGCGCCCGCACCGATGGCAATACCTTCCAAGGGAGCCGACCACATCAGCGCGCCACCTGCTGGCACAATCACAACGCTGGTTGGATCTTCAATGATGCTGACACCATTGGCAGCGCCAAAGATCTCCAGCTTCTGGGCTGCAGTGGTCGATTTGTTGCGGATTGCCACAAACGTGATTTCAGCAAAGGAAATGGCAGCGCCAGACAGCACAGAAGTCAGGCCACCAGCCAGATCGTATGTGACGGGGGAGCCCTGCTCCACAGTCGCAGAAATCGACCATGCCAGATCCTGCGAGCCAGCATCGGTCCCGTTTGGGTAGGCATCAGGTCCAGACCGGAAAGCATGCACCAGACTGGAAGCCACACCACCGATCGCCACGGGTTGATTCCGCTCCGTTGCTGCCGCATCCACTGTGATCCGGCTTGTCACTTCCAGCGCCATCTGATTTCCTGCGTTCGCGGTTGCGCTGTCTCGGAAGCGATCCGTGGGTCGATCTTACACCATCAGCTATCAAACGTCGAACGGTTGCCCCACTGGATTGTCTAGCAGCACCAGCGACAGCAAGCAGCCTGCGCTTGTGGCTTCTACATCCACCACCAAGGCAAGCGCTTCATTGAGATGGACTGCAGAATCAGTCACAGCAATGCAGGCGCCTGGTTCAATGGCCTCCAGCTCTGACCCACCTTGATAGGTTGCTGTCCGCTTGTGCCATGCATGGCGATTCAATCGATCCCTTGCCACCAGCTCTGCAGTGGTGTCATCCCATGTTTGCGGCAGATCAATGATCAACGGTCGCACACCATAGACCGTCTGCGAGCGCTGCGCGAGATAGCTGCCCAGGATTCTGGGGTCGTCCGTTTCCGCATCAGTCACTGACAGCTGGCCAGCTTTGGCAGTGATGGTGACGCTGCTATACCAAGCAGCGCCTGGCCCATTGGCTGGGCGATACCTGACCGTGATCTCATTGTGGATCGCCTGATTCAAGCGCTCCAGTGAACCTTGCCTTTCAATGTCGCGACGGTCAGCAGACAACCATGCCACCACATCAGCGCGCGTCTGATCAAAGCGATAGGGGCGCACATACAAGCCAAAGCTGCTTTCCAGCACTTGCACAGGGAGCCAGTCAAACACTTCGCTTTGCAACCATTCCAGCGCATTGGTCGGCACATTTAGCCAGGTGTCGATCTGGTATCGGTTCAGCTCTGCCAGATTCGCAGCCATGCGCCCACTGTCCACAGGGATGGTGGTGTATGTCTGCAGCACGTATCGGATCACATCTCCAGCGCCGCGAAGTGGCCTGCCTGCCTCATACGGGTTCTGAATCCCACCCCCAAAAGTCGCATCATCTTGAAGCCCGATCCAGTATTCATCCGACAAGCCGCCCAAAACAGTGGTGCCCGTGAAGTCAGTCAGGGTCACACCGCGCCCCAGCCTATCCAGAGCCCCGATCGTGCCAGTTGTACCTTCATCGCCTGTGCTGGTGTTGTGCAGTCGCACTTGCTGGGCATCAATGGCACCCAAACTAACGAGCACTCTACTGGCAACCGTTCCAGCAGCGCCTTCCACCATCAGCGCAGGGACTGCTGGACGCGGTGTGCCGCTTGGGTAGTTTCCAGGGCATCCGATGATCAAGGGATACGCAGTCCCAATTACGCCTTCTTCAGTCGCATAGCCTAGACGAACGGGCCACGTATCTTCTGAAATGATGGCCTGCGGATCCAGCAGTTCAATGGATTCTGCGCTTGATTCGCGACTGAGCGTAAACGCCAAGGGCTCTTGCGCTTCACCATAGCTGGCACCACTGACCAGGCCAGACAGGTACACTTCAGCGCGCTCTAGTGTCTGGCCTTCATGCCAGCGGCGCAAGATGCCCCTGCCGCGCTCCAGGGTGTGCCCGTCTGCCTCGATTCGCGCCCAATCGTCTGCAGTCACCAGCTCCAGCCCGACCGATGCCTCAGCCAATCCCTGCTGCGCTTTTGTGATGGTCGGATCAGCCAGTCCACCCAAGTACAGCAGCGACTGGCCAGCGTTGTTCACAACCGTCTGCGCTTCAGTCGCATAGCGGCGCAGCTCACCAGCGATTTCTAGATCAAGCAGCCAGACGCCTTTGCGCTGGGCTTCGCCATAGGACAGCATCAGACAATGCCATTCACAGTGATGGTTTCCACGCGAATGATCTCAGTCTGCCCCATTTCCCCTGCGCTCTGGGTCATGCGAATGGAACTGAACAAGTGACCATAATTGAACAAGGTTGGATCTGTGATGGTGTTTGTGGCCTGTGGCAGTGCGGCTACAGCGACAACCGGCAGGGCTCCACCTTGGATCTGCTGCATGATCCCGCGAAGCTGCATGCCCAAATCTTCCACAGCTGCCAGCCTGTTTCCGCCTGCTGCGCCAATGAAATCCACATCAAACGACCCATCGCGCAGGCGCAAATGATTGGTCTGATCTGACCAATCCATTGTCCAGTTGACCCGTTGTGGCCCGCGCTGCCTAGCGCGCGATGTGCCAAAGCGGTCAGTGGTCACTTGTACATTGTGATCTGCCTGCTGCCCCTGGCCCCAGCTGGCTTCTGCGCCAAATGGCACCAGGCGCATAGGAGCAATCACGCCTGCACGGTAGTAGCCTTCAGCAGTGGTCTGGCCTGCTGGGATTCTCACGCGCCAGTATCGCGCTGTGATTTCCGATGTGGGATAGGCCACGAGCAGCCCAGACGGATGGCGAATGGTGCAGAAAAAGCCGGATGCTTCCGTTCCATCAGTGCCTTCCAGCACGATCTTGGGCTGCAGCGTTGTGTCGTCAACCCAATAGCCTGGGGAGTTAGACGCAATCCGCCTGACTACTACCCCGCTGGGCGTTCTGGGCAGCTCGACATACCCACCGGCAAGTTCATTTTCCCAGACATACCGACCGCGCGCAACAGCGCCAAAGCGCGGTGAAAGCACAGCGCCGTCAATGTCGTAGCGCTGGGTAGACGCATCAAGGCGCAGATCTGCAGTCCCCAACGTCTGCCAGGCAGCGCCATCGTAGTATTCAAGCGCTGCACCTTGGAAGTTGACACTGCCGAGGTACAGACCAAAAGCACCACCGATCCACACCTGCTCGCCCAGATCCCAAGTGATGATCTGTTCACTCGTGTCTGTGCTGCGCCAACCACGGGCAGGCGATGGTTCCAGCGACGGAAAGACAGCGCGGATCGGGTAGTCCGCTCGCACAGAGCCAGACCATGATTCTGCCTCCACCATTGGCCCACCAGTGGCAGACAAGAAGCAGAGCCCACCATTGGCCCCAAACTTAGGCAGCGGCACAGGCAGGCGCGAGAGCCATCGGCCAGTCAGCTGATCACCCGTTGTGAACACTGGTCCTTCACTCTGGACCATGTACCACAGGCTCTGTGCGCTGCTGTTTACCAAGTGGCCCCAGCGCGTCACATTGTTTGCGCCTGGGGTTGCAGCGTTGTTCAAGATCTGAACGTCTGCCTCAAGACTCCATTCTCCACCTGGGCTGCGAATATAGAGCTGCGCCTGGGTCGCTGTGCTGCCGTTATCCTCGATGACTAAGCAGTATTGAAGCCGGTTCTGCGTATTGATGTTCACCGTGGCTTTGGTCAGGCTTGCAGTGGGGTCAAACACCTGCACAGCTGTGGTGGTAAAGCGCAGTCTGCAAACCTTCTCATTGACACCATTGGCTACTTGGCCTTCAAAGATGATCCGGTCTGTGCCTGCTGCACCACCACCAGCGATTTCCAGATCGAAATACCACGAGGCACCAGCAACACCAGCGACCGATGAAGCGCTGGTAAAGTAGCCATTGTTTAAGACCGTCAGGATGCGAAGCCTGCCAGGCGATTCCAAAGAAGTGGTGCCACCGCCGGTCTTTGTCCACTGTCCTGTGTCCTGCGGAAGTTCAATGGGAAGCCATGAACGCGGGGATCGGTTGGCTGCGCTGCTGAAGTTACTTAGCACCACTTCACGGGCCAGCGTTTTCACTTGCCCCAGATTCGACCAGCCACCTGTGACAATGCCCACCAGGCTGTCATCAAACGTGGCCACACTCGCAGTCCATTGCGCGATGTTGACGATATACCCAGCGCTATGGACTGGAAGCATATTGCGCAGAAAATCAGCCGGATCGCCACTGTCCCAGAACTGATTTCTAGTGGGGTCTGTCCCATCATCAATCGCGCGCCAGCTGTTCCCACCATCCACGCTAATGAAGCCAATTACTTCATTCGGATCGGTGGTGGGTCGGCAGAGTGCCCAGACAGTGCCATCGGGCTCTGCCACAACGCGGCATTCATCATAGCTTTGGCTAGCGTCAATGGTGACTGCAGCGGCATCTTGAACGCTGCTTCCAGCAGAGCCCAGAATGCGGCATTCAGCATATCCAGTTGTTGATGCTGCATAGCCAATGACATAGCGCCCCAGCGATGTGCAAAGTGAAGCAGTGGCACCAATGACAGGCGCAATTGGATTGACCCTGCGGTATGTCGCGCCCAGATCAGTGCTGACATATTGAATAATGGATGAACCCGATTGGAACAAAAGCAGCACATCGCCGTTCAAGCTGCTTGCCATGCCCCTTGTCCAGCTGTTCAAAAATGGCGAGCTGGGGTCATCGCATTGGCTGCTGTACGGTTGCCACGTCGCACCGTTGTCATCGCTGAAGTAAGAATCAGGACCGACCCAGACAAAGCGATCCGTGCCTGGCACCCAGAACACAGCGCAGGGGCTAACGCTCTGCGCCACCACGACAGGCGATGACCACTCCCAGGTGACAGGGCTCCAGCTGGCTGCTTCATCATCAGTCCCACCGATCCCGCGATTGAATGCCACCACAATTGCACCGGTGCGCTCATTGACTGCCGCTGCGTGATTGTTGACTGCTGTGACATTGCTGAACGTGACAGGGCTCCAGCCCACCACCAGGCCAGGATCGTTCCAACCGTACCAAGGTCCAGATCCTGCTGTGTCTCGCACGATCACGCGTCCACCAGTCTCCAGCTGTGGAACGCCTGCGCGAGTGCTGCGAATGGCCAGATCCGTTCCCTGCTCGCCACTGACACGGATTGCAGCTCTGGCCCCATCTTGATCTGAACGCGGGATGCCGGGCTTGGGATTCGCCTGCTGGTATGAGCTGGTCAGGGTGGCGCCAGTATTCGCTGCCACGTTGCTGAAGTCCGCAATGCCTTCCGGCAGAATCATCAGACCGTCATACAGTTTCTGGCGAGTGCCCATGATCTAACCCCTGCCGTACACCAGGGTTTGCCCGGTTCTGGCGCCTGATTGTACCCTAACCGCATTGGCAGCTCTGCCATCACCAGCAATCGCATCCACCACAGCCGATGCGATGATCTGACGGTCCAGCATCACAGACACATTGGTGGTTGGTGCTGCGCCTTGATTGATGGCTTCCAGGCCCTCCCTGCCAATGGCGCTCATACCGCGCGGGGACACAATGCCCTCAGATGGCGAAGCCAAGATTGGGGTATGGTCTGCGCCACCAGTCGCGCGGTCGGACACCATGCCGCCAAGCGCAAAAGATGGTGGCTCTTGCGCTGTGATGGCGCCAACCGCTAAAGCCAGCTGCGCACCAGCAAGGGCAGCAGCAGCAGCTGGGGCGCCTGGCCCCAAGTAGGCAAAGCTTGGAAGCAGCGCAATGGCAGCGCGTGCAGCCTCGACGGTGGCATTGGCGATCTGTGCTGCCTGGTTCAGCTTGAAGGCTTTGGCAGCTTGCTGTTCAAGCTGTGCTGCTACGGTGTCTGCGCGTTCGCGCTCTGCCTGTGCAGCCGCTTCCACTGCTGCGATCTGCGCTTGGCCTTCCGCTTCTGTCAGCCTGCCAACCTCCACCAGCCGGTTGATCCGCTCGGTTTCGCTGGCCTCCATCAGATCAGCGCCTTCTTCAATGGCTTGGCGCTCTGCTGCTGCCACTGCTGCAATGGCGTCCACGCGCTGGGATGCAGCCTCAGAAACAAGCCCTGTGACCATGCCTGTGGCCCGCTCTGCTTCTGTGCTGATCGCGTCCATCTGCGCATAGAAATCGGAATCCAAAAACCGCTGGAGCGCAGTGCGATCATCTTCAATGGCCACTTCCACATCATTGGCGCTCTGCTTGAAGCGGATCATGGCATCAATCGCTTCTTCCACATTCTGTGTGTGCGCGATTTCTGCAGCAGCCAGCGCTTTCATGCCAAGTTCAAGATTCCCGGCAGCAATGGCTGTGTCCAAGATCTGAACCTGCTGGCGCTCATACTCCATTTCCAGCGCGGTCAGCGGATCGACCACTGCCAGCGTGCTGCGGTAGATCGATTCATTCAGAGATTCAGTTGCGCTTGCTCTGGCTTTGGCAGCTTGCTCCGCTTCTCGCATGGCAGCAGCTGCTTCGCGCTCTGCTTCTGCTTGTGCCTTTGATGCAGATGCTGCTTCTTTCTGCGCTTCCTTTTGGGCTCGGATCTTCTCCGTCAAGCCTTCAGCGGTCACTGCATAATCAGCGGTCGCGCTGTCCACAGCTTCAAGCGCTTTGGGCATGATTCGCATTGCCGCTTCTGCGCCAGCTGCACCCAGAAACACCTGTGCAAGCCCTTGCAGCGCAATGCTTCCAGCATCAATCCGGTCTGCAAAATCGACAAAGGCCAGTGATGCTTGCAGCGCAATCCTGGCTGTGTCTGCCAGTTCACTGGCGAGCTGGCCACCTAGGATGATCGCCACCTGCTCTGCAGCGATGGCAATGCCGTCTGTGGCGTCTGTGAACTCGTGGATCGCCTGCAGATCACCGGCATCCACTGGCGCAAAGAACTCTTGGAATTCTGCGTTCTTTGCAAGCAGTTCATCGGTGCTCCGAATTAGCGTGACAATGCCAGCGCCCACTGCTGTGATGGCTGCAGCGTATGCAGTGCCTGCCACAGCCAAAGCACCCACACCCAAGACCAGCGGGCCAGCTGGACCCAGCGCAGCAGAGAATGAAGCAAACGATTGGCCAGCCTTTTCAATGCGGCCAGCCAGCTCGCCCACCTTGCCACCCATTGCTTCTGCTGCTTGCTTTCCGCCCTCCAGACCCTTCTTGAATTGCTGCGCTTCCTTTTCCGCCTTCTTCATAGCGGCGCTAACCTTCTTGGCAGCGCGCTCTTGGGCCTTGATCGATTTGTTCAGCTCTGAAACCAAGGCTCTGGCTTCTTTGGTGCCAACGCCTTTTTCCAGCTCTTTGCGCAGCTGGGTTAGGTCAGCCTTAAATGTTAGGTCAACGGTCGGCATCAGGAACCCTTTGATGCTTCAAGCAAGTCATCGTCCAGCTCTTTGATCAGCTGTTTAATGCCACGGCGCCAGGGCTTGGCCACCAGAACACTCCAGTAGCTTCCGCCTGCGCCTTTCTTGATTGGGATCGTAGTGTAAAAGGGATAACGGGAAAGTCTTGGATTGCGCGTGTTTGGGTTCCGCGCGTCATTGGTAATCCCCACCAAGATAGAACGGCCCTGCTCGATCTTAGTCGTGATCCGAAAACCATTGAGGCTTCTGCCCGTCTTGACAGGCCACACCCGCTCGGCATCAGCCACAATCTTTTCATCATAGGCAATTATCGTCTGAAGCACCCTGCGCGATGATCCATTCAGCACGCGCAGAAGTGTATCTTGCAGCTCGCCACCAATCTCCACAGTCGCAGTTCCAATCGTGCCTGTGATCTTGTTACCCATGTCGCGGCCCCTTGATCTGCGCGATGCGCTGGCTGGCTTTGGCTTTCCGTCTGGCTTCTTGAATCTGCTTCACTTCAATCTTCCGGTCTGCAAGAAGAAGCGCTTGATCTTCCACATGCAGTGTAGCAAACCAGCCTGGCCACTTGCTCCAGCTTCTTTCAATGTCCAGCACTAGCCGGGCAAATTGCCCTCCGTCTCCTCGGAGAAATTTTCGGCTTCTTCCACTTGGGCGCCGTCTGTCAGTCCACTAATGCAGAGCAAGTAAGCCTTCAGCCCAGCAGTTTGGAAATCCGTTGCAGTCCAACCGCGTTCGCTCAGTTCTTCGATCACCTGCCCACCAAAGAACGGGACATTGAAAGAACATTTGGCGTATTGCGTCTTGGGCTTGCCTGGCGACTGCCAGCACATCGCAAGAGCTGCGACCCATGCACGGATCGGCGTTGTCGGTGCAGCAGTCCAAATATCCATACGCAGCGCCACAGAGCGAGGCTGCTTCAGCTGGATGGTCTTGCCCTGAACCTGCACTTCTGCTGTCTGATCGTCCATCGGTGCTCCCTATGCTTTGATGGTTGTTAGGCGATTTCTGCAGCAGCCAGATCGCCAGTCACTGCGCCAGTGCTGGTGAAGCTGATGCTGAACGTGCTTGGCCTGCCCTCGGTCAAGCTGTCAATCTGCACGCTGCAATCATTCAGAGTCACGGTTGAGTCAGAACCGCCGAAGGTGCTGCCCTCGATGTTCAGAGTGATGTTGATTGCGTAGACAGGATGGGTTGCCCCATACGTGCTTTGGTTGCTGGAAAACTTGCCATTTCTCAGAATGAAATCAGAAAGCACATCAGCAGTCGCATCGCTGAACTGATGCACCATCGCGCTGAAGGTACCGCTGGGGTAGATGCGCGCACCCAAGCCAGCGCTCTTGAACCGGCCACGGCGTTCATACTGCAGCCCTTCATTCAGCGTCTCTTTCAGATTGCTGATGCTCAGATCGCCCATATCAAAGGCCAGCGTCATGGTATTCGCTGCGCCATCGGTCAGAACAATGGAGCCTTCCAAATCGCTTTTGACGAATGAATCCAAAGCCATCTTCTTTTATCCTCGCTTGTGTGACCATTCGCTTGAACGGTTGCGAACCGCTGGCCGGTTTTCTGAAGTGTATCGCATGCTAGGTGCGCGCGTCGATTGAATAGAAATGACGAACAATGAATCGCAGCTCACCCACAAAGAGACGCGATTCAAAAACTTCGCGCGGTTGGATGGCCACAAATTCGATGTGAACGCTAGGATCCTGGCGAGTAGCCATGATGGCGCGCATCAGATCTACTTCGCGCTCCAATCCCCTGCGGTAGTCCGCCACCTGATCTTGGGCCTCCAAGATCACGGTGTATTTCACCCGAACCGTGGTCTGCGCATACAGCGCTCCGCGCTGCCGCCCCTGGCGATTGTCCGCAGGCACAGGCAGCGTCTGGTCAAGGCCCACAGAGTAGGCGCATTCAGACAGAAGAAGCGGTTCCAGATCTGGGAACGAATCAAACGCAAAGACGCTGCGCACCCAGCCCTGCCCACCCAGCTCGCTGTCAATGCCATCAGCAATGCGGTCGCACAGATCGGCAGGGTCGATCGCTTGAATCATTTCACCAGCCAAAGAGTGGTCATGCTTGGCCGTCTGCGATTGGGATCGTCAATCTCTCCGCTGTCAGCGCTGTCATACAGGAAGGACAGATCGCGCCAGGCCTCGCGGTATCGGTCGCGCCAGTGGGCTGATTCTTCTGCGTAGGGCTTCCCCATGTTCTCAAAGACATAGGCAATGGCCAGAGCCAGATGGCAGCGGCGCAGGCTGCTTGGGCTCATGATCAGATTCGGGCGGTTTCCCTGGTCAATCAGTCCCTGCTGGATCTCCGTCCATGATTCGCTGATCTCATCCTGCAGATCTTCCGACTGCAGGCGCGCTCTGTGCGCTGGGTTCATGGCGCGCAGCCTGCGCCAAATATCGGCAGCTGTCACCACTGGATGAACGCCACGCAGCACAAGCGCGGCATCATTGCTCGCGATGATCAGGCCATCAGGCGAAACCGTGTCAGACACAGACAGCGACCATTCCACGCGCCAGCCTTCGCTGCGCGTCTGGTCAGTAGTCGCAGCAGCGGTCAGCTGGTACGTGGCCACGTTGTTAACAATCGCAGCCACTGCACCAGAAACCACTGCCACGTTGGAACCGTTGAAGATGCTGACCGTTGCGGCAGTGGGCGCCACAAGCGCAGCGTTCAGATAGACTGGCGCCGTGATTGTGTTGTCTTTTCCCTGCACCAGCAGATCGGGCAGGGGAAAGCGCACAGACGGTCTTTCATCTTTCAACGCGCTCATTTGATCTTGCCCTCTCGGCGCATCGCTTCATTTTTCTGCAGCGCTCGGTCTGCTTTGGCCGTTGCTTCTTTAGTCGAAACTCGACCGTCAGAGCGAAACCGCTGGATCAGCGATGCTCGCACTTCTTGGGGGCTTCGCTTATTCTTCGCCATCTTCGCTCCCTAGCTCATGCTCTGCAATGCGCTGTGCGATGGTCTTGGCTGTGCCCTTGGTAGACAAGCCAAGCTGATCGGCCAGCTCCACCAGCTGGGCCTTCTTGTGGCTGCTGTGCAGCTCTGTGGCGCGCAGGTCAACCGGATCAGGCTCTGGCAGTGCGGCAGGCGCTGCGCCTTGTGTGGGCTGCAGCTCGCCTTCAATCTCTGCCAGCGCAGCACGCAGAACAAGCAGATCCGCTTCCTGGGCATCGATCTTGATCTGCAGCGATGGCACCGCATGCACCTTGTTGGCAAGGTTGGCGATGGACGTTTCCAAGCGCTCGATCATGCCCTCGATGGCATAGACTGGAGCTGGGCGAATGATCCCGCGCTCCACCAGGCTGCAAGCCCATTCAGCGTATTCTTCAGTCTTGGAGCCAATTCGCGTGCTGCCGTTGTAGCAAACTTCCCAGCGAGTGCGGAAGCGATGCCCGTTCTGAACCTTGTCCACGCGCAAGTATGAAGTGCCAGGGCCATCCACAGCTTCCGGGATCAGGGTCCATCCCCGCGCTTCCTGCTGTGCAATCGCGTTGTGATAGTTCCCAGCCTTGTCCACACCACCGACGCCAGGCTCCAAGCTAAACCGCTTCAACAACGGGATCAGCTTGCCACCACTGACGCACCACCGATTGGGATGCGCCAGCAGCAAGAAGCGCGGGCTGGGCGCCAAGCGCGGCAGCGGTTGCTTTTCAATGGGCTCTGCCAGCGGCGCAGGAATGGAACCAGTCAGCTGGTCAGGTTGGTTTAGTCTAGCCATTTGAACTCCCTATTGTCTTGGCAGTGTATCACCACAGCCAGAGAGGCGACAGACAGGGAGCAGCCTGCCGCCTCAAGGAAATCCCAGGAGAGGGATCAGGCATCGGTGATGATGGCTGCGCCGCGCGCATCATCGCCTTCCGCGACGCCCAAGTAGTAGTTAGAAACAAAGTTCGTAACTGCACTAAGAGCGTTTCGGTCGTATTCCAAGAGCACCTTGCCAGCGTTCACGCCGATCACGCTGGGATCGGTCGGGACAGACGCATCAGCCCAGAGCACAGCTCCGCGCCCAAACACGCCCCCGGCAAAATCAGCGCCAGCGTTGGCTGTGCTGACCTTATTGCTCACAAAAACGTCCACACCGTAGATTGAACCTTTGTATCCGGTGCCTCGCATGCGAATCATTTCAGGCGATGCAGGGTCAAAGGCGACCGTACCAGTGGCCGTCCGAATGGCATCGCGCATATCGCCCCACTGGCGAGCTGCGAGGATAGAAAGGTAAGGGCCTTCCACGTTGGCAATCTCCAGCGAAGTGACAGCATCTTCAAAGTCTTGCAGGGTCAGGTCAGAGCCCGACGTGCCGAAGACGTTGCTGAAGCCACCCATCAGCTGGGCGATCAGGCTGGTCAGGGTCATGCCGGCGCTCAGGGTCGCATCCTCCGCAAATTTCTGCGGATCCAGCGCACCATAGGAATCCGTCAAGCGAGCCAGATCCGTGGGAGCGTAGCTCTTGGCGCGACGTGCAACCGTCACGTTGTAACTGGTATCCGTCAGGGTGGTGGGCGTCACAGCCGCACCATCAGCGACAGCAGCCAATTCATGGGCAGCCATGAAATCAAGTTCACTCTGCTTGATCACAGTGCTGCCGCTGTTGGTCACATCGCCCGCATAGAACAGGGCAGGGTGGTTCAGAATCACCATGCGATCCTGGCGCGAAAGCATCAGCTCCTGGCCCAAGATCGCAGGAAGGCGCGAATCAGCAAGATCAGCGTAAAGGGTATCAGCCATTTTCGTTTGTCCTCAGGGGTCGAATGTCCGCATTCGCTGTTTCGGGCGCTACCCTGGGACGGTTTCTCTGCAATCGTACACCGATCGCAGAAATCTGGCAATCATCGGTTGCTGCGGAAGTCACGCATGATCTGCTCGCGATGTGCAGCAAATTCTTCAGTGGGTACAGCTGCAATGCTTTCCCGTGTGTAGATCGGCGCAGTAGGAGCTGTGCCCGTTGCCCCACGATTGGCAGGCGGATTGCGATTGATGCGCTGATCCACTGGTGCAGCTTGTGCCGGTTCAGCTGGCGCTGCTGCTGCCTGGTCAGCCGGTGCAGCTCCGCTTGGCAAGTAAGCCTTAATCGCCAGCGGCACCGCATCACTGGTCAACCACTCGCCAACGGTCGCAGGCCGGTCATCGGCAGGGATTCGATCCCACAGCAAACGCGCAATGCCAACGCCTTCTTCATTGGTCACACCTGCAGCCATCAGCGCGCGCTCTGTGGCCCAGCCTGCCTTCTCGGTTTCCAGCTGCGTAACGCGCTCCAGCAGCGTTTCAGCATGCTGCAGCTTGGCTTCTGACTGCGCGCTCGCAGTCGCCGTCTCTGCCTGCAGATCTTCCAGCGCTTGCTGTGCATTCGCCAGCTGCTCTTTCAATCCCCGTCGCTGCTCGGATACTTTGTCCAGCCTCTCTTTGGGGATCCATCCGTCATTGTCAGCGCCACAGGCGCCACACTTCACTGCCATAATTGCTCCCTATCACACAGAGCCAAAAGCCCTGTTTTGCTGTTGAATCTCTGCCAGCGCCTGGCGCGCTTCTGCTTCTGTGGCTTCTGGATTGCGACGCCGATACGCATCCACAATGGACAGCAAGCCAAGATTGATCTCTGTCTGCAGCTCGTCCAAATGCGCTCTGCGTTCATCCAGTGACAGCGGCACACCCTGATACCGAACGGTATACCCGTTTTCCGGGTACGCTTCTCCACCAGCAATGCGCAGCATCGCGGCAGATTTGCCAATCAGATCTTCATCCGACACAGCAAAGATTGGTTCAATGCGCTTGGCCACTTCGCGCTGGGCATCCCTGGAAACGGCAATCGCATAGCCACTTCGCGGATCTCCGCTCATGCGCATTTGATCAGCAGGATTGATCCCAGCCATCGCAGCCAGGCGCCGTTCATACTGGCTGATGGTTTCAATCAGCTTCTGCGGATCTGCCGTCTCTGCCCATTGCCCGATCTGCGGTTGCCCCGTCGCATCCTCTCTAGAGTAGAACTGCAGCACAGTGGCAGGGTCAGTGACCACAGCTGTGCGCCCGCTGCCGTCACTTTCCCGATCTTCAAACGCAGAGCCAGCCACATCCAGATCCACAGCATATTTCTGCTTCCATGCGGTATTTCGCACAATGTGGAGCAGGAAGGTATACAGCACGCCCACATTCAGAGTGCCTTCAATCATTTCTGAAGTGCTGTATGAATCCCACATCCTGCCGGTCTTGGCGGCATGGTAGATCCCGTATGGAATGAACGGTTGACCGTCCGAATAGCGGAATGGGTAGTTGTCGCCAGAGAAGGCATCGGGCGGAAAGCCCACCACTGATTCGGTGCAATCCATCCAGTCTTGGTCATAGACCCGATATGATTCTAGCCCTTCTCGGATATCGTACACATCCCAGAACCACGCCTTCTTGCCGTTGATTTCTCGCATGCGAGATTCGCACAGCTTCACCGGCACATCTGGCCGGTCAGCATCCACAACCACAGTCACATAGTCAGGGAATACTGGCCGATAGGTCAAAACTGGCCCATCATCCGTCTGCACGGCATCCACGCGCATGAACATTTCGCGCATGCCCAGGGTATCGCGCTGTGTCCGCTGCATCATCGGCCAAAGCCCAGCTGCAGCAATGGCACCATCTGGCCCAATCAAGCCCTGCGCGTTTTCTCCGCTGTGCGTCACAATGGGGGGGAGGTCATAGCTGCGCGCCAGTGCATCCCATGCAGAGCGATAGAAATTGGCGCTCAGGTCTGGGCAGCGCCAGGCGGATTCGCGCTCCCCACCCACCTGCAGCTTTACTTGCTGCCGCAAATCCTCGCGCCACTGCCCGTAGAGAATCCGACGCACCTTCCGCAGATAGGTCCAGCGCTGCTGATCTTCTGGGTCTTTGGGCAGGTTCGGTGCAGTCTTGGGCAGGTTGCCAGGGATCGTGCCGTGCATCAGTGCTCCAGTGCCGTCATGATATCACCACCTGTCTGCCAGGAAGGCGCCTGCGGTTTCCATAGATCCAGTCCTTTAAACCATAACGCAGCGCGTCAATGATGTGTGACCACTCGCTATTAGGCTGCATGCGGTATTTCTGAATCGACAGATCCAGACGGTCGCAGCGGTCTAGAACGTGGAAATGCCCTTCGCGCAGCATCAAGCGATGCAGCCAAGTGCAGCCATAGCTGACCGCGCCAGGCTGGTTCGCAGCTCCGCGCTTCGCAGTCTTGATTGGCGGATTCATGCGCCCCTTCTTGATACCGTGAAACATGCTGCGCGGATGCTGCTCCAATGCAAAGTTCAAGCGCGCATTGCTTTTCTTTGCCACCGATCCACGTCGGTTGCTGCCATAGTGGGGGATATCTCCATAGGCGCGCTTCAGATCTCGCCATCGCAATCCATGTTGCTCCAGCATGGTCAAGATGGCATGGGCATCATCATCTTCTGTTGTCTCGCCATCGCCAATCGCTTCATCAATCACCCAGACCCGTGGATGGTGCTGGTCCTTCTTGGGACGCAGCACACCAATCAGAATCGCCACCTGCGCATGCCTGGCCATGCCATGATCGATCCCCAGGTACAGATCTAGATCTTCGGTCGGGTTTTGATTGATCAAATGTGGTCGCTGTCCGCTTCTGCGATACGCAGTGAAAATCGGATTCTCCACCGCAAAGTTCCATTCCCCATGACAAACAACAGGGATTTCATGCGGCAGCGTTTCCGCAATGATGGTGTCAATCCATGCTTCATCACAGATCGTGCCATCTTCCAAGCAGATCGGACGGTCATGCCCAACCGGGATCAGCTCTGCCGGTTCTAGTCGGTGGTGGTGGTCCTCGATCTGCCCGCGCTCTGCCGCCACTCGGATCCAGTCCACAGGCGCGTTCACTGGGGTCATGGTGATCAAGCATTTCCCGTATTTGCCAGCTTTCATCACCCGTTTCTGCACTTCGCTGTAAACGCGATCGGATGCTGGGGGTTCATCGAACCAAGCGCGATGGATGGTGGCTCCAGCCAGATTCAATCCACCTTGCTGCGTTGTCTTGATGCGGATGATGCTCCAGCCACCGCTTGGCAGATGGCGCACCATCACAGCGGGGCTTTTCCCTCTGAAGCCTCTGATCTCTGTGTATTCGGTTTCCGGGTGCAGCAGGTCTTTGGGCAGCAGTTCCCACAGCTTCCCTTGGATTGCTACTGACTGGCTCCAGCTGGCGCACAAGATCCAAGCTTCAATTGGAAACGGTGTGACCGATTCTGGACACCAGGGGTTTACCCCAATCGCTGCAGATATGGTGTCCACTGCTCCAGCGGTTGTCTTTCCCAACGCCTGGTTTGGACCCCGAAACATGCGATATTTCGCATCCGATGACAGCACAGCATGTTGACCTGGCAGCGGTCGAAACGTATCCAGCGGGCGCTTGTGATTGTTCGCCCGAAGATTCTGCAGCTGTGACAGCAGATGGGTCAGGCTCATTGGGACCAGCCGATCCGAGTCATCGCCAGCTTGGCAATGGTTTCAAGTTGGGTCAAAGACAGGTCATTGGTCATGATCTGCGCAATGGCTGCGAGCGTTTCATCATTGCTCGGTATTTCTTCTTCTTGGGTCTTGTTGATTTCTGCGAGGTGCTCGTCTAGCTCGCGACGCAGATCGATCAGCTGCTTTCTAAAATCCCGAATGGCAATCCAGCTGGGCTTGGATGCTTCCTGCACACGCACCAGATTGTCAGCCACTTCTTGCAGCTGCGACCGCAGAAAGGCTTCGCGCGTCACATCATCCACGTTGGATGCGTTCACCCTGACCCGTGGCCCAGCCTGCGCGCGCGCGCGCGATGCCTTCGCAGTTTCTTTCTCATGCTTCCGAGCTGCGATGCCAATCCGCTTCGCATCCTCGTAGCTCATTTTGAAATGGGCTGCTGCTCGCCTGTAACCGCATGAACGGTTGCGCATAAATTCGCGAATGGCCAAGCCTTGCTTCAATTCTTCTGACAGTTCAGTGGGCATTGGTTCCATTTTCTAGGCCAGAGCGCGCGAAAAGAACGCGGGAAGAAGAC